ATGAAACTGAATCTGGATTCGTTAAAACAGGCAGGAGCGTTTACTGGTCGTCCTGTTGAGAAGGAAATCACCTGGAAGCAGGGCGATAAAAAGATCACAGCTACCGTTTATATCCGACCAATGGGTTATCACGACGCGGTATCAAATGTTCTTTCAGCTGTGGGGAAAATTGATGGTGTAGCAGGGCGTATCGCTGCATCCATCTGTGATGAAAATGGCGCTCCAGTTTTCACTGTTGCCGATATCACTGGTGAAGCAGATCCTGAGCGCGGCGCACTCGATGGTGCTCTTACGGTTGCTCTGCTTGTCGCTATTCAGCAGGTTAACGACCTGGGAAAGGCGAACTCAGCGCAGATGACGAATTCTGGTGTGAATTAGTTCTCAACGGGATCGGCGGTCGCACCATTGCTGAAGCAAAAGAACGCGTTAGCGTTACCGAGTATCGCGACTGGGTTCTTTACCGTCAAAAGTACGGAAGCCTTAACGGAATGATGCGTACCGAGTGGGCCGCTGGCCTAATTTCTTCTGTGCTGGCAAACGTCAACCGTGGAAAAGATTCACCCTCCTTCAAAGTAACAGACTTCACACCACACATTAACGAGCCTTCCATTTCACTGGAGCAGGCTATGCAGGAGTGGACATAGCATGGCTGGTAAATCCCTTGGCACGTTGACTATCGACCTTGTGGCTAAGGTTGGTGGTTTTGTCTCTGGCCTAAGCCAGTCTGAGCGAGCATCTCAAAAATGGCGTAAACAGGTACAATCTGACGCCAAGGCTGCGGCTACCGCGTTCACCGCTTTTGCGACAGCAGCAAGCGCTGCAGCAATTGGTGTAGGCGTTGCTGGTTATAACCTGCTGAAAACCACTTCCAAACAGATCACTGAAACAGACCGTTGGGCTAAGTCGCTTAATATGTCCACTCAGTCTCTGCTGGCCTGGCAGTATGCAGCCGAAAAGGCTGGGGTATCTGGTGACCAGATGGCCGATATCTTTAAGGATATTGGCGATAAGATTGGTGATGCGGTCTTAAATAAATCTGGCGAAGCTGTCGGTGCACTTGATGCGCTGGGATTATCCGCAAAAAAACTAGCCGGTGAGTCACCTGATAAACAACTTCTCGCTATCAGTGATGCTCTTGGCAAGATAAAAACAAACGCCGAAAAAACAACCATTCTCGAAAGCCTTGGTAATGACCTGTCAAAGCTCCTGCCCTTACTTGAGCAGGGAGGAGAAAAACTTCGCCAGTACATGGATGCGGCAAAACAGTTTGGCGTTGCCCCTGACGATGCTGATATCGAAAAGTTGGTGAAAGTAAACTCCCTTTTTGAGGACATGGAGACGCAGGTAAACGGCGTAAAAATTGAGATTGCAACCGGCCTTGCCAATGTTGACCTGTCAGGATTACAGAACGCGATCACTGACATGGGGGATGTATTCAAAGATCCTCAGGTTATTCAGGGTTTGACAGACCTGGTTGGTGGTGTTGTTGACCTCGCCACCTGGCTTGTTAAAGTTGGTGCTGAAGCAGGGAAGCTAATTGACTTGTACAAAGGCGGTAAGGCTGTAGGTGACAACGCATCTGTAACTGATATAGAGCGCCGCCTCAACAATCTTAAAGCTGATGTAGAAGATCAGGGATTCCTTGCCAGCTTTAACCGAATTGGTATGGACGTTGACGGGAAAAAAGCTGAAATAGCGCAATTAGAACGCCGACTCTCCATCATGAAAGCCGGTAATAATCTTCCTCTCGCCCAGGCCACTATAGCTGCACCATCTTCATCCAGAAATAACTATTCCTTAGGTACTGGAGAAACAAACGGTAAATCGTCTCCAGATGCCGGGGCCAAGAAACTGGAATCAGCGTTTAAGTCTCTGGAAATGAGCTATCAGCGCCAGATAGCGCTAATTGACACAACTGGCAAAAAGAATCAGCAGGTAACCGAGCTTGAGAAGCTGCGTTTTGATTTCACTTCTGGGAAATTAACAGGAATTAATGCAGCTCAGAAAGAACGACTTGAACAACTTGCTACTGAGATAGACCGTCTCAACTCACTCAAAAAAGCCAACGAAGAAAATCTTAAGCTTGTTGAATTCACAGCTAATTTACGCAAACAAAATCAGAATGAACAGGCAAGTAATGATTCTGATTTTATCGGCGCAGGTATGGGCGACAAGAGCCGCCAGCGCATGAAGGAATTGTTTGATATCCAGCGTAGCTTTCTCGACAGGCAGGCCGACCTGCAGAAACAGTACCAAAGCGGCGATATCAGTAAATCTCTTTATGACCAGGAAACAGCAGCGCTACAGCAGGCGCTTGATGAGCGTCTTGATATTCAGGAGGACTACTACAAAAAATCTGATGCTCAGATGGGTGACTGGCAAAGCGGGATAATGGATGCGTTAAATGATTATGCAGATAATTCAGCTGATTATTATCAGACAGCTGCAGATGCGATGACCTCTATTCTTGGTGGGGCAACCTCAGTTATTTCTGACAACCTTAATGATCTTGTGCACGGTGCAGAAGATTTAGGTGATTTCTTCAGTAATATTTTCTCTGGCCTTGGTGAAACAATAATTAAAACCCTTTCTGATATGGCGGCACAATGGCTGGTATATCAGGCAGTGCAATTGCTGGTAGGTAAATCCACTCAGGCAAGCGCAGCGGCATCAATGCTGGCAAACGCACAGGCATCATCCTTGCAGGCTCAGATCGCCGCTTATGCATCTACTGCTGCAATTCCTATCGTTGGTCCCGCTCTTGCCCCTGCTGCTATGGCAACGGCGGCGGCAGTGACTGCTCCGCTTGTCGCTGCAGTTGGTACTTCTGCCCTTGCAGGTATGGCGCACGATGGTATCGACAGCGTTCCTGAAACCGGGACGTGGCTCCTGCAGAAAGGTGAGCGAGTCGTTACATCACAGACATCGGCCAAGCTTGATGAAACACTCGACAGGGTAAATCAGCAGTCTACTCAGGGGGCCAGTTTCTCACCTGTTATAAACATGAATGTGAACGGTGACCCTTCCGACACCCAGATTGCCATGATGAAACAAGCAACAACAGAAGGGGCAAAGCTTGGATATCAACAGGCAGCCAGCGACCTGGCAAGCGGCAAGGGAAGCATTTCAAAAGCAATGATGCGCTGGAACACTAACAGGAGAACGGGTTAATGGCTAAAACTACCAGCATTAACTATCCGAATGATTACCTGCCGATTCCGTTACAGGAAGGGTTCTGGTTAAAGCCTGTTAGCCCATTGCTGAGAACAGAACTTACATCTGGCAGGGCAAGGCAGCGCCGCCTGTACACTTCAACGCCAACTCAGGCATCAGTGGCATGGTTGTTTACAGATCCGGAGGCTCAACTGTTTGAGGCGTGGTTCAGGGACACCATCAAAGATGGAGCTGACTGGTTCAACATGCCTCTTCGCTCACCTCTTGGCATTATCGACATATACATTTGCCGGTTCGTCGATATTTATGAAGGGCCGACCATTGAGGGTGGTAATTACTGGCGATATACAGCCACCCTTGAATTATGGGAACGACCAGTTCTTGCACCAGGTTGGGCTGATTTCCCGGATCACATTATCAACAGCTGCATTATTGATATTGCGCTCAATAGGGAGTGGCCTAGACCGTGACAATACTGAATCGTCTTTACGCCTCATCTGGTGAAGAGGTGATTATCGAAACACTCCAGATAAACATTGGTAGTGAAGTTTATTATTTGTGTAAGGGGTTCGATGATATTACCGCAACCACTGAAAATGGTGATGCTGTGACATTCCTGGCAGCAGCGATTGATATTGCTCTTCCTGCCCGGAATAGTGATGGAACTCAGGACTTGCAGTTTGCGATCGATAACATTGATGGCATTACCTCTACAGCGATTCGTAACGCGCTGGATAATCTTTCAGAGGCATCATTAACTTATCGTAACTACGTATCAACTGACCTCAGTGCACCCGCTTCAGTTCCATATACTCTGGCTATTAAGAGTGGTTCGTGGACGTCGACACAGGCACAAATTACGGCTGGCTATATGAACGTACTCGATACTGCATGGCCTCGACATCGTTATACCCTTCCGTACTACCCTGGACTCCGTTACATGAGTTAAGGAGAAACTATGTTCAATCCTGACAAATACCTTTCTATTGTGTGGCAGAAGGGGGGGCGCGTTTACCCTGATCTTGACTGTTTTGGCATCGTCAATGAAGTACGGAAAGACCTTGGATTACCTCTCTGGCCAGATTTTTCAGGGGTAACTAAAGATGACGGTGGTCTTGACCGAGAGGCTGTAAAACTAATGCGATCACTTGAGAAGTGCGATCCTTGTGTTGGGGCAGGTGCTGCATGTTATTCCGGGTCAACCGTCACTCACGTTGGTGTCGTAGTTGAGATAAATGGTCAACTTCACGTAGCTGAATGTAATCCGGGAATGAATGTGACCTTTCTTCCTGTTTCGCGTTTCAAACGACGCTTCGTTAAAGTGGAGTTCTGGAAGTGACAATCAGAATTTATCCCTCTCGCTTACCTGGTGAACCGCTTGAAACGCATGAACATGGTGCCATCACAATTCACCAATGGATGATTAAAAAAGTAGAAGGCTATAAGCCTGATATGATGCAACCGATCACAATTGATGTTGATGGAAAAAATATTCCACCTCAGGCGTGGTTAGAGTTCGCAATCAGGCCAGAAAGTGACGTAAGAATTTACCCTGTTCCTTACGGTGCAGTAGCCCTCGCCTGGATTGCCGTTGCAGTATCAGTTGCATCTGTGGCTTACGCTTTATTTTTTGCTCCTGGTGTAGGTGACCTTGGCAGTTATTCCTCAGGAACTGGCAACCCTCTTGATGTAAATCCTGCGAAGGCTAATAACGCAAAGTTAGGAGACCCGATACGCGAGTTATTTGGTCGAAGCCGTATTTATCCAGATTATGCAGTACAGCCTGTAACAAGATTCTCAGTTGATGATCCAACTGTAATGACAGTTGAAATGTTCGTTGTTCTTGGGAGAGGGCGTTTCTCATTTGGGGATGGAGATATTCGTGTAGGGTCAACTCCAATTGCCTCTCTTGGCGATGGGTTTAAATACACAGTGTATCAACCAGGGCAAAACGTTAGTGGAGACCAACGATCAGAAAACTGGTTCAATTCCACAGAGGTTGGGGGAACTGCGTCTGGTTCAGGTCTTGATATGGCGCAAACTGCGCCGGACACGGAAGATGTTGTTGCTGATTCGCTAACCGTTTCCGGACCAACAATAACATTTAATGGGCTGAGCACTGATGATGGAGATGAAACAACAAATGACCTTCCAGATACATGGACTGTTGGTGCTATTGTTGAGTTAATTGTTCCTGATTCCTATGTGGTAACTAATGATGGCGCTTACAGCAGAATTACCAGTGACACGCTTGAAGAAATTTCTCCTTATGTTGGGATGGCTGTAACGCTCTGGTACAACAGCATTGATTACCAACTATTCATTGCTGACTTTATACCTCATTCAGAGCCAGTCGGCGAAGATGTGATTACCGCATCAATAACTCTGGCTTACGATAGCGCTACTGGAACCCCGTTCACTGGAATCCCTGAAGGTTATGTCAGACTATCTGTTTCCCATGCCGGAAGCGAATATAAGATTCTTGATATAGATGGAAGCTCTGTAACTTTGGATCGGATTATTGATGGCAGCGTTGACCCGTCATGGACTGGATTTTCACCGCGTACAGTACTTGATTTTGAAGCCAACGGTTTAAATGAAAATGATAGTTGGATGGGACCTTTTCTGGCATGCCCAGAAAATGAAATTGCTGATATGTTCGAAGTAAACTTCTTCTTCCCAAACGGAATTTGTGGATACAACAAAAAAGGTAACAAGCAAAACCGTGAGGTTACGTGGGAGATTCAGTACCGGCCATATAGTTCAGGCGCCGGGTGGATAAGCAAAACAGGATCGTACAATCTCCAGAACATCAACGGACTGGGATTCACCGAAAGAATCACGCTGGATACGCCTGCGCTTGTAGAGGTGAGAGCTCGCCGCACGAACGAGCAGGGACAGAATAACAGCCGCGATAATATGTACTGGCAGTCATTACGTGGGCGTTTGTTGTATCGGCCAGCATCGTATACTGGCGTCACCACAATGGCGGTTACCGTGGAAACTGGCGGTAAACTGGCTGCTCAGTCAGATCGTCGAGTAAACGTCGTTGCTACGCGAGTTTATGGTTCAGGTGTATCAAGGAGCATTTCTGGTGCTCTGTATCATATAGGTAATGAGTTAGGTCTGGCGATGGACCGTGAAGCTATTGACTCATTAGAAACTACTTACTGGACTCCTGGCAGCGAATTTTTTGACTATGCCACCACGGATTCTGTTTCTGCGCTGGAGATGTTTCATAAGGTGACAAATGCAGGAAAAAGTTACTTCCTTCTAACCGATGGTCTGGCATCTGTAGCAAGGGAAGGTGTGAAACCGTGGACGGGAATAATCAGCCCACAGGAGATGACTGATCCCCTTCAGACGGCTTTCGTTGCTCCGTCAGCAGATGACTATGATGGTGTTGATGTTACATATATCAACGGCACTACATGGGCTGAAGAGACGGTGCAGTGCAGAACATCAGATAACCCAACTCCGGTAAAGATTGAGGACTATACGCTTGATGGTGTTCTTGACCAGGACCGCGCTTATCAGATAGGTATGCGAAGACTGATGAAATATCGAAAGCAACGTCTTACTCACACGACTACAACGGAAATGGATGCTCTCTGCTATAACGTTGGTGACAGGATTATTTTTACTGATGATATTCCTGGTAGCAAAACCATAAGCACGTTGATTGAGGATATGAGTACAAGTGGTGGCGTAACGACTATTACAGTATCAGAACCACTTGACTGGACATTCAACAATCCACGCGCATTGATACGCTATCAGGATGGTTCTGCTTCGGATTTGTTGGCAGTTACAAGGGTAGATGAATATATTCTATCAGTAACAGAACAAGCCAAGTTCAGCAGCATCATGCTAAACGACCCATCCATTGAGTCGCCTCGTCTGATTTTCTGCGAGTCATCCCGTATTGGATATAGCGCATTAATTTCAGAGATAGCACCGCAATCTGATGGAACATGCCAGGTAATAGCAAAAGAGTATCGCGACACTTTCTATCAGTACGATAACGCCACCTACCCCGGCAATGTAGCTTAATCCAAACATCAATATTACCCGCTAAGGCGGTTTTATTCGTTTATGAGGAAAATATGACGACTTATAATACTGGCAATCAGCTGGGGTCTTCTGCTGCAAAAGATTTGTACGATAACGCCCAGAACTTCGATCATCTTTCTAATGATCAATCTAATGAGTTATGGCCTGATCGTTTTGGTAATCCACGCCTGACTTGGCATGGTATGGAGATACGTTATCAAGAAAAACTGGCGTCAATGGGATGGACATTGATTGACTCATTCCAGGATGGAGCAAATTTAACAAGGGCAGATGAAGCGCTTCACTGGAAACTTCCTGATGGAAACAGTGAATACTATCGGTGGGATGGCATATTACCTAAGAACGTTCCTGCTGGATCAACACCAGATTCAACTGGCGGCACTGGACAAGGTGCGTGGGTTAGTGTTGGTGATGCATCACTCAGGAAAAATTTGTCATCTAGTGACGGATTAAAATTAATAGGTGATGTACCTTCCGTCTTAAAATTAAACGATGTGAGTGGAATAGTTGGCGATAAGGTTTTTTTGAAATCTTATGTTGAGAATGAGAACAATGGTGGAGGATTTCTTGTCGCTGTGGATAACTCTACGCCAGTAGATAATATAGTTATATTTAATGGGGATGGTGTAAAGTGGAAGCGTTTATTCTTTAATGGAGAGGTTGATATTTACGATGCTGGTTATACAGGGTCAGGTGATGCCTCATCATTTATTAATTCGATTAATAATCATGGGTATGACTGCATTGTCTCTGGAAAATGTGAGTTTACTGGTGTCATAAATATTGATGTCAGTAAAGGAGCATTAAAAGGGATAAACAAATGCAAGCTTATTGAGACGGGTGTTGTGTCTGGTGATTATTATTTACAGATAAAGAATTCAAACACAGAATATGAAGACAGAGATGCAATAAATGCAACATCTGTTATTGATGGTATTTCGTTTGTTATAAGTGGAAGTAGAAAGATGTCACTTGGAGGAGCAGGTGGTGGTGAGCTCTCCGAGTTAAGAATCAGTAATTGTGGTTTTATATCATCTGCTGGAATTGAGTTTTTAGACAATTCATATCGAATTCTATTTGATAAATGTATTATTAGCAGGAGTTTTAATAATACTATAATTTATAATTCATCAATTAATTCAGGGGAGGTGATAAAGTATGAGAACTGTTGGATAGTTGATAATGGAGGACCGTTATCATTTAAAAATGGACAATTTATTTTTGATTCATGCAGTGCACCAGCTGGTAAAAAAATAGGATATTTTGACCCAACATTTAAACTATCAGATAACGCAACACTATCATTTGTTAATGGTAATATAGAGTTTCAGCCTTCTCAGTCTTTTGTTGCGTTTGAATTGAGCGGAAGTTCTAGATTGAGTGTAAATAATACATCAGTAACGTTAACTAACGATTATACCTCAGTCCCAATTATATGTAATGATGATGGGGTTGTTTTTTTAAACTCTTGCTCACTTCCTCTATTTGATATTGTTAATTTGTCTAAAAATGCAGCAACCAGACAGGTGGTCGGAGGAAACAGTAAAAAGGTTATGTCATATGGTTGTTACCCTCGTGCTGGATTTATAACAACTCAGTGGAATAAAGGAAATATAGTAAGTCCATATATAAATTCACTATCAAATGGAAGCGGTCAGTTATTAAATTACTCAAACTGGAATCTTACACAGACAGGGACAGGTGTAGTTACAGCCGGAACAGATGCTGATGTTCCAAATGATTTAATGTTTTCAAGATCTATATACGTAACCATACCATCAGTTGGGGCTTCGGCAAACTTTTACCAAGAATGTGAAGAATGTTCACCTGGACGGTATTTTCAGTTTGGCTTTTGGGCTAAGAGTCAGATAACAGCAATATCTGGAATCGAGTTTTTTGATAAAGAAGGAAATTCCGTACAAAGTAAAACATCATTTTCTATTCCTGATAGTGCTACATGGAATTTTTACGCGCTGGTAGATGTGGTTCCACCTGGAGCAAGCAAGGTTAGGGTTGGATTTGATGTTTCAGGGGCAATTGGCGCTCTTCATTTACATAATGTTATTTATGGATTGATTTAAAACTTTACAATTATGATTATTGCCGTTAAGATCCACTCTTTTTATAAAGAGTGGGTTTTTATGGACAAGATATTCTCCATTCAGATTTTGCGTGGTATAGCTGCACTATTTGTTGTGTGCTTTCATTTCAGGTATGCAGTTAATGATATATACGCGCAAAAAGATATAGGCAATCGTCTTTTTGAATTCGGATCATTTGGTGTTGATTTGTTTTTCATAATAAGCGGTTTCATTATGGCTATGTCAGCAAGGAAAAATGAGAATTTTTCTGAATTCTTTATAAAAAGATTTTTTAGAATATATCCACTGTACTTTGTAGTGCTTACATTATACATTTTACTTAGCTTTAATGAATACTCCTTACCTCAGATAATAAAAAGTTATCTTCTCGTTCCTATAGATTATAAAAGCGAAATGCCTTACTATGGTTATAGTATAATGGCTATAGCGTGGACGCTTACTTATGAATTTTGGTTTTATTTTATTTTTGGCATTTCAAAAAAACTGTCCTACAAGAATAAATTTATTATTTCATCAGTGCTTTTATCTGCTCCAGTTGTTTTTGTTAATGGAATTAACATTGATGCATTTCATGCTAACTATGTTTTAAATTGGGGTGTATTTAATAACATACAGTTTATAACAAACCCTGTTGTATATAATTTTATACTTGGTATTCTGTCTTTTAATATATGTGTTTTTGTTTCTAAACATAAAGAATTATTGCGCCCAGGATTGTCTCTAGTTTTACCTCTATTGTTGTTATATGGTGTCATAGGCGTTGTTTCTATCAGAGGGATGGGACATGGTATAAATCAGTGGGGATGGTATTGCTTTATTATCGTAACATCAATTGTTATCTCTGAAATGTATTTCAAGGATATGTATGCTAATAGCAAAATGGTGTATCTTGGTGAAATATCATTTTCTATATACCTTATTCATCCATTATTATTTATTTTAGTTAATTCATACCATCCTTTTATTGATGTGTTTAACAGCCTTTCAGGGTTTACAAGGCTTTCATGTCTTGTTGCTTTTGTGATTTGCATATCACATATTGTATATCGGCTAATTGAACTTCCGACACATAATTTAGGTAAGAAAATAGCTGGAAAAATAAAATGTAAAAGAATTGTAAGTGTGGATTGATATTTTTATCTGCACTTATTGCATCTAATAGACATATAAAACTCTGCTCCTGTTTGCAAGGATTTGTGATGTTTAATAGACGTGAATACGATGTGCTAAATTCATATCTATAATTACGACTGACTGGTAAGCCTTCGATAGTGCGAATAATTGAATGATTGCCAGTCACGACTGATTGTACTGGTTTAAGGTGTTTAATCTGAAACCATCTACATATCAGCCTATTCAAACATTTCCTGAACAGTACGGCTTATCTGTTCCTTCTCATACTTGCTGGCATCAGTATTGATCTCCGGTAGTGTCATCATCGGTCTAACCCGAACATCAGCATCGGGGAAGATCCGGTGAACCCTCTTCATTAACTCGCCCAGAATGATATCTTTTGCGCCGGGTAGACCATCAAAATTCCTTTCGTCATAAACGAGTTCCGCGAACATTGCGCATTGCTTCTTTACTGTATGGATATACAGTTGTTATACTGTGTTTTTATCCGGTATTCAAGAGAGGGCGTTATAATGCCACGACGCAGCGATATTGAAACGGCCTGGTATGCTTCGATACAGCAAGAACCGAATGGCCGGGACACCGTCACCACGCAACGTTTTGTCCAGGAACTGAGCAAAGTTAACTGGAACTGGACGATGAAGCAGGCCAACGAATGGATCGAGTGGTATGTGACAACATTCCGAGATGTATCAACGCAGGAAGGCGAGAACCGTACCTTTCAGTTGTTCAATCCAAACGGAGGTCTATAGCCATGGGCTTTCCTTCACCTGCGGCAGATTACGTTGAAACAAGGATCTCCATTGATCAGCAGCTAATCAGTCAGCCCGCAGCGACTTATTTCATGCGGGCATCGCGTTCACATTTCAGGGAAGGGATAATCCAGGGGGCGCTGCTTGTTGTTGATGCGTCACTTTCTCCCTGTGATGGCTCGCTGCTGATATGCGCGTTAGACGGAGAATTCAGGATCAAGCGATATCGGACTCATCCTCAGCCGCACCTGGTTAATCTGGATAACGGGAGAAGGGAGGCACTGCCAGTAGATGATGACGGTTACAGTTCTGCACCCGCTATATTCGGGGTGATCACTTACATCATTAATGATGCCAGGAACGCGGAGTTTGATGACTGTCCGGTAATGTGA